CATTCTTAGCTATGGCGTGTCGCGTTATGGCTACGGTTATTCGCTATATAATAAAATAATGCTTTTAAGCAGCGATCTGGACGATAAGGGAGTTATATGGAAGGAAGTTAAATGAAGAAAGCATTAGTCACACAAGCATTCGGAGACAAGTGGCGCAAGGTGCTGGAACTAACCAAGCCGCGCATGGAGTCCTACTGCCAGCGGCACAATATTGATCTTATTACTTTCGAGAAGCCGCTGGTCGAGCCGGTGCAGTACAGCAAGCTGGCCATAGGGAACATCATTGCAACCAAGGGATATGAGCAGGTCACGTTTTTGGATTGTGACGTTTTGGTGACAGAAGATTGCGATGACATTGCTGCATTGCTTGAACCAGACTGCACTTTTATGGCACTGGATGAGGGGTTATATTTAGACCGCAAGCCTGGGTTGCGCGGATTAGCCGATGCCTTTGGATACGTCCCAGGATGGCAGCCTAGTTTCTACTATAACACCGGCGTATTCGTCATCACGCCTAAAGCTGTTGGTTCGTTATCCCAGCCGCCCATTGGTTTATTCCCCAACCACTTTGCAGAGCAGACATGGATGAACCTGCAACTGCATCTGTGGTCAACGGCTACTTGCAGCATAGATCCGATCTATAACTGCATGACCAGCGCAGAGGAACACTTTGGATTGGATCGCTACAAGGATGCGATGATTATTCATTACGCAGGGCAGAGCGCGGATATGAACAAGCTTATCGAAACCATCAAGGCAGACGATGCCAAGCTGAAAGAACTTGGTCGATGACTTCGGTGCGAGTCCAGCGGGAAGACGGCAAGTGGCGTGTGACCACGATGGCCGGAAACACGATTGGACCGCGGTTGTGGGGTGCTGTGCCTCCGAATGGTTTGCCATCTTTGGAACGCCTACGCCTTGTGGTGTAAAGAACGCAGCGGTAAGCGGAAGCGAAGATGATCTCAGCACAATTCACCAGAGGAGATCAAGATGACCGAATCAAACAACTCGCAGGAGAAGTCGCCATCCGAGCCATGCAAGATATCAAGCTTCTACAGCGCCGAGGTGTGCTGGATGGACTCAGGCTCACCAAAAACCGCATTGGTAAACTTTCAGATTGCAACTGCTATCGGGACATTAAGGAGGTCAGGTCACTTGTCCGCGATGTCAAGAATGGGACTGTCCTATTCTGGTGCAAGGTCGCCGGAGTCAGGATTGACCAGGCAACACTGAACAGGGTAATCAAAAGAGGTGTAGGAAATGTTAACTGAATATGCAAAATTTGCGCTTGACTGCCTAGCGCAGATTGGAATCATGGTCGTGTTATGCGGAATAACGACAGCAATCATAGCGTTCCTGGGGGGCTTTCTATTCTGGCTCTTGGACCGCGCGAGAAAGGAAAAATCAACATGGATGGATTAGGTAAAATTCAAATCCTTGCCGAGCGCAAGGTGGAGATGGTTGAACTTGACATCGAGGTTGATGATAAGACCAGAGACACTGTTTGTCATGCCGCCTTGCGTGAGATAACAAGCGATGGCGATGCCCTGTTTAGTTATGGATTTAACCAAGCACTAAAGCGATTTATTCAAACTAAAGGAAAGAAATGCACCAAGAAAAGTTCAAACAAAAAACGCTCACGGCGGTAACGGTTCAAAAGGTATTGACGCAAGGCCAGTGCGAACTGGTCATCCACGATGCCACCAAGATTGGCATGAAACGCGCTCCGGTGCTTGGTAAAGATGGGCGGAATGTAAGAAGCTGGAATCGGACTTGCGATTCGTGCTGGGTGCCAAAGTCTGACCTATTCAAATGGCTTTACAACTATGTGGCCGCCGTCACAGGCGAAGTTAACAACGAACATTATCAGTTTGATATTACCGACATGCAGCAGTTGCAGGTCTTGCGCTACCGCCCAGGGCAATGGTTCCGGTGGCACTTTGATGCCATTGAGACCGAGGGTGACATCCGCAAGATGACGATGGTTATCAACCTATCCAAGCCAAGCGACTATTATCTTGGCGGATTAAGGGTTGATGGCAACTGGCACAATGTGGATCAAGCAAGCGATCAAGGCGCAGCAAGTTTCTTTCCGTCTTGGATGAAGCACTGCGCTAAGGCTCCGATCTATGGAACGCGCTGGGTGCTGGTGGCTTGGATCACGGGACCGCAATGGCGATGAATGATTGGTTGGTTTATTCGACTTGGATTGTGATATTGGCCGTGGTGTACACGTCATACGGAAATCACAAATGACCCAGCTTAACCCAGAGCTTTGGATGATGACTCCGAGGGGCGAGGGGTTGGCATTCTTGGTTACGGACTATGGGATGGATCATAACAAAATATTCACCATCATGCTTAACTCTGGTGAGATTTTGGATTTTGATATTAAGGACTGCCGCCGGTGCGAGAACCCATCATTTTGTATTGACGCTCCACAACAACCGAGGCCACACTATGCGCCAAGTAAATGAACCGGACACAACCAAAGACGTTCTTATTGATGGTCGCAAAGTCGGAGGCGGGAACTGGATTGTGTGCATGGATGCAACTCCAGAAACTTCGGCAGTCTATTATTGGCTCAATGGATACACCTACTGCTCATTCTTATCCGAGGTCAAATGTATTACGAAGAAATAGACAGGCGACACGTAAAGGCATTGGAGAACATTCTGGCGGAAGGCCAGTGCGAGCCAGGAAGGTTGATGGGAGAGGATGCTGGGCATCTGGCCTACATTATGAATCAGATGCTTTACGACAAGTTTCATGGACACGGTTGGGAGTTGGATCTCTTGACCGGTAGATTCGTGAGAACAACAGGAGAATAGTATATGCTAGGAAAAGACATCGGAAAGAACATCAAGGAACTGCGCGCGGATAACATGAAGAAAGGATCGGCTCGCGGTGCTGGCGGTACGCCTCGCAGCGAGAAGCAGATCCTAGCCATTGCACTGCGCTCGGCTGGGGTTAAGCCCAAGGCCGGTGGCCGCAAGTTTCGTATGATGGGCAAATGATCGTAACGGAGACGCAACGCCTGACGTGGCAACGTGACGTTCTTAATGAGGCCAGAAGACTGCTGGTCAATTTAAGGCGTGACGTTGGCCACGGTCAGGCCATAGAAATTAACAACATCATCGCGCAGATTGATTCTGCGATGGTGATAGCATGGGAACTGATTGGAAGGGGAATAAAAACAAATGAAACTTTGGACCAACAACACAAACCAAATCCACAAGGTTGACGATAACCTACTCCACACCCGCAACACCTATGTGTTGCCGGACGAGTTGACCGGACCTATCTGGGACGATTCCATCCCATGCCCGCACAAGATCAAACCTTACTACCCTGGCCGCGCCACCGGAGGAGCCACGGCAGTATACCGCGCTGGAGCAATCGGCGATGCGGTTATAGCAACGGCCTTCGTACATTACTTAGTCCAAGAATCGGGCGGTGTAGTGGATGTCTACGCACCAGCACGCAACCTTCCGCTTTACGCCGGACTAGGTGCCAAGCTTTACCCGCTGCCTTGCTCGCTGGAAGCTTGGGATAGTTACGATGCACATCTGCCCACAGACGACCTATTCAGCGGTCAGGTTGGGAATACAAAGTTGGGAACCGGCGGTGGCAACTGCTATGACCGCATCTATACATGGATGAATGCCGGTGATGTAGATCCAAAGTATAAGCGTCCGCACCTATACCTCATCGACCCAGATCACAACGAACTCAAGGAGCTAGGAAAGTGGCCGCTACCCAAGCAATTCTTCGCCTACCATGTCAGTAGTTCTGGACCCACACGCACCTATCCACCAGCGATGGGGCAGGAAGCGGTGCTCGCGTTGCTTGAGGCGCACCCTAACCATCACGCTGTCATCATTGGTCTAGACAACAGCAACAACTTCAAAGTGGATCATCCAAGGGTGATTGACTTGTTCAACACGACCAAGGCTATCCGCTCGCTGTTCCCAGTGATAGCCAATGCAGACTTTGTAGTGGCACCGGACAGCAGCGTGAATCACATCGCAGCTGGTCTGGACACGGCTTGCGTGTCGCTGTGGGGGAGTTACGACCCGCAGGATCGCATGACCTACTACCCAAAGAACGTATCGGTGTTCAAGCCGGACACCTGCCCACATGCACCGTGCCGCCCACATGCGGGTCTACCGCAGGCGAAGTGCAAGGATGCGAGCAACAAGACACCGAAAACGCAAATGTGGTGTAACGCGCTGCGTCATATCACGGCACAGGATATTGTCGAAGCGTCCATGAAAGCACTGGAGTTGGAGGATAAGCAACATGAGGAGAAGAAATGAGCAATGAATCCAAAGAACAGTTAAGCGAAGAATTGATTAAATCATTCATTGATTTTTTGAAAAAAGAAGATCCGTCAGCAGAATATTATGCTGTTCATAAAGAAAACATGAAAGTCCTAAAGGGAGAGATTAAGCAATAATAACTAACCGGCGATGTGGTATGCAGGGAGATCCTGCATCGGGATTTCCTCTAGTGTGTTCTCCTCTTGAATCAGAGCCGGTTTGAGTTTTGTATGATGAACAAATGCCCCGAATGGTACGCAGAGAGATTCTGCGGCTGTGCGCTACTAACCACATCTGAAACAAAGGGGCATGACTTGCAACCAGAAAAGGTAGTGATATAGAAATAAACAGAAAGGTTGGTAGACATGAATAAAGATATGTTGGCGGCTCTAGCAGGCCGTCTTGGTGGAAATGCCGTATTCCTTGCGGTTCCCAAGGGCGAGAAGGGTCCGGTCAAACCTGGCTGGCAGAAGGTAACCCATGAGGAAACCCAAAGGCCAGAGTACATTGATAGGTTAATCACCGGAAATATAGGCGTATTGCTTGGCAGGGCATCGTCTGGTCTTTGCACGATAGACATAGACAGCGACACAAGGGCGGAAGAGTTTGCTGAATTAAACCCAAGACTTGCCAAAACATTCCAGACCAAGGGAGCAAGGGGCAGGAATTTTTGGGTGATGATAGAGGGAGAGTTCCCGCCGCTTCACAAGATCAAGGCTGGGCAGGAAGATTGGGGGGAATGGAGGAGTGATGGCGGTCAAACCATCGTATACGGAATGCACCCAAGTGGAGTGGCATACTCATACCCCAACCAAGGGTCAAGCGTTGTAAAAATAAAGTTTGATGAGATCGCATGGCCAAATGACATCCAAAAACCTTGGGTAGAGGAAGAGGCAACCGAAGAGTCAAAGGATCTTGAGAATAGATTTGGAAGTCCGTTTAAGATAAGGGTCAACCAGAAGACCGGCGATGAAGTTGTGGTCGGAATCAATGAGCCATTCTGGGCGGCAAAATATTTCACCGAGAACAGGATTCTATGGGAGCCGTCCGAAAAGATGTTCTACATGTACGATCAAGAGACAGGATTGTGGGGCCACAAGACTGAGGACACGATCAAGCAGGAGATAAGTTCAAGCATTCTTGAGCATGGCCGCGATGCGAACCAGCCGTCAACGCAGGACATGAGGAGCGAGAGGCTGCTGACATCCATCACAAGGCAGTTGCGCGGGATGGTCGAGATTCGTGATGCCTTTGTCAACAAGGGTACGCCAGGGGTGCATTGCGCCAATTCATACATAACCTTTGATGATCTTGGCAACATCCATGAGCATGAGTTTAGTCCAGACTTTTATTCAAGGAATCAATCGCCAATAGAATTTCAAGGGATTGATATGGAACCAGAGAGATTCATTAACGAGCTTTTAATACCAACCCTTCCAAACAAGGATGACATTGCAATATTCCAGAAATATGGCGGCATGTGCCTGTTTGGGCGCAACATCATACAAAGGTTCATGGTCATGTATGGGCAGGCTGGCGGAGGAAAGTCAACGCTAGTCAACATTGTCCTAAACATAGTCGGAAAGCATAACATGGCTGGGCTTAGAACCGGACATCTAAACAATCAGTTCGAGTTATACAGGTTTAGGGCAAAG